TCTAATGGCATATCTTATTAGAGTGTATTCTCCTACTGGTACAATAGTATTAGATCCCTTCTGTGGTAGTGGTACTACTGGAGTAGCAGCAGTACAAACTAACAGAGAGTTTGTTGGTATTGATCTTAGTGAACATTATACCAAAATAGCAACCAGAAGGTGTGCAGTTGAGGAAGTGTCACAAGAGTGGTTGAACCCACTTGAAGAGGTACTATAATAAGCACATGGGAAACAAAAGAGGTTCCTAACTACCTGACTTAGAAGCAGGACATTACCGTTGGGGTAAAATGAACAAGTAATCGCCTCTTTTTGTTTCTCTCACCATTCATTCGCATTTTTCCCCAATGGGTACTCGTTCACGCATAGGACTACAACTTGAAGGTCAAATCATTTCAGTATATCATCACTGGGATGGTTATCCTGAGTGGTTAGGCGTTACACTTGAAAAGAAGTTTAACACAAGAGAGAAGATTGAGGAGTTGATTGATGGAGGAGATATGTCCTCTTGTGATACTGAGTATGGGTGGGATTATGTTTATGATGGTACTGAAAATGGCAAGAGAGAAGTATCTGCCCCCTCATACTACTCAGAGAGAGGCGAGGACTGCCCACCAAAGATCTCTGAGTCAATCACAGAGTATCTTGACCAAGCAGAGAGAACTGATGGTGAGTATGCTTACCTATTTGACAATGGTGAGTGGACTTGCTATGATATAGGTCAGTATAATGATGGAGTGAAGGGTAAGATACTCGACATTCCAGCAGATTTTCCAGTAGAAATGGCATCTTAGTATGCCACTTCAATAACTGGCACAAGGGTGGTTGACCTACCACCCAAATCAATTATAATAAGGTCACTGGGCAAGAGAGATTGCCGATCCCTGAGATCTTAAGTTCCCTAAAAGGTTCTAAGGTCAGACATCTCGGAATCAATCTGTAAGACCCACCCACATGAGAGATATGTGGTTCTACTGCCCGAACATCCTATACCCACAAGTAGTGGAAGAAATGGATTAGTAGGGGTTCAGGTGTAAGCGATTCCCAGTAGGTAAATTTGGGCAACTGGGTGAAACCTAGATCATTGCCCCACTCTCTCATTTTTCTAGTCGTGGTATGACTTAGTACCTATCCGACCTTGTAAGGTAGCATTGTAATAGAATGTGGTAATTCCTTACATAATGAAGATAGGTGAAGCACCTCTTGAGCATACCACACTACTTGCCCTTGTTGGTACAATCTTACTTCGTTGGGGAGCGATTCTATCATTCGTAATGATTGGGAACATTATGAAAATGAATGATAGTATGGTAAGATGGAGGTTCAATTCCTCTAAGGGCATTTGGGGATCACCCCATATTGTAAACTGACTATTTTATTATGTCACCTAATTTTGCTGAGTTCCTACTTGATACTGCCAACAATGGCAATGAAATTTTAGCAGTCCTTGACGACATTGCTGAAGTAGTAGAGACAGGAGGAACAGACCTATAAGGACAGTTTGATAACTGTCACACGACCCCTTCACAGGGGTCTTTTTTTCTCTATAATAAGAACATCACCAACGGAGTTCCCAATGCCTACAGTTTTAACAAGACAAGAAAGAGAGCAAGTGGTTGCGGATCTTGAGGATAGAGTCCTTAGATGGACAAATCAGTTATGTATTTCACTTGCTGAGAACTACAAGCAGTATCATAGAAGAATGATTGAAAATAATGCTGCAATGTTCAATGCTGATGGTAGCAAAGCAGAACTATCACGCTACGCACAAGAGCAATTAAATGAGTTAAATGAGGGTACATTCAAAGGAATGAGATTTACCATTACAACTGGTAAGAAGTACCATAAGATCATATCACATGATTGGTGTGATAGAAACAAAGAGTGGAGAAGTGGTGGTGTTCATGCTTTTGTTAACAAGCATACAGGTGAGATCTACAAAGCAGCATCTTGGTCAGCACCAGCAAAGCACGTTAGATATGATCTAAGAGTTATTAGAGATCGTGAGTATGTGCTTGATCCACGCAACTGCGGATGGTCAGGTGGTTATCTTTATATGAGATAATCACAATGCTTGTAGATCTATCTAAAGATGAACTTGACCTTCTTGGCATTGCCCTTGCTGAATACCAATTCGATAAAGAGAATTGGTATCTTCAAGAGGTCAAAGAACTCAACATTAAGTTGATGAACATCAGAAACGCTTGTACCTGTAAGGGAGGAGATTAAATGTTACACCTTTTAGCACTATTCACCATCTGTGCTATAATATCCATGATGATTGTAGTTTACGTTTACGATCCACATCACCATTAAAATGATCTCAACCACAGTTTCCTTCAAACCGATCACTACAAGAGTTAGGGCAGGAAAGCGTGGTAAACACATTATGTGTCCCAACTGTCTATCCATCTCTAAGGTTTATCACTTTAGTTGGTCTGGTTTACAATGTCAACAATGTAAAGAGTGCATTGACAAATCATTATGGAGTGTAGAACAATGAAAACTTATCACGTTAAATGCTCAGAGACAGTAAACTTTACTGTTGCAGTTGAAGCAGAAACCGAGGATGAAGCAAGAGAACTTGCTCACTCTGATATTAATTCTCACGAAGTTATTGCAGAGTCAACAACCGAGTGGGATATTGATGAAGTTGTATTGGAATCAGAGGAGTGGTATAATAAATGAGTAAAGACATGACTAGCAAAGAAAAACTACTATTCATTCTATCATTCTTATGGACACTACATTGGGGAACAAGAGTCGTATCTATCGTAGTGGATACGGTTATTCTAAGCGAAGGTGTGAGAGTGTTACCAACTGGTTTCTAAACACTTTCCTACCAAGACATCATATTGATGTAACTGTCACTCATAGAGGTATGGTTAGAGAAGATGCTTTAGGTTATTGTGATTGGATTGGAACATCATACAAACCTAGAGATTTTGAGATACAGTTACAATCTAATATGGATTGTGACATATACATTGAAACTCTATTGCATGAATTAGTACATTTGAGACAATGGGTTCATGGTACATTGACCATGAAGAGTGGTAAGTTTGTATGGAAAGGTGAGGATATACATCATATTGATTATATGAATCAACCTCACGAAGTTGAAGCATTTAGAGAAGAAGGTATTCTATACCGTAGATATATGAAAGAGGTGAAGGGTGTGACAGTTCAAGAACCTACACAATACTTTCCAAATAGATTAATGCACTCAGTATAATAAGAATATGAAAAACATTCACATTGAACATCCTGAAGATTCTATTCTTACAGGTGATCTATCAATATTGGATTGGTTTTGTTCTATGCGTGGTGCAAAAGCATCATTGAAGATAGATGGATCTCCAGCAATAGTATGGGGAACAAACCCTTCTACTGGTAACTTTTTTGTTGGTACTAAGAGTGTATTCAATAAGATAAAGATTAAAATTAATGAGTCACATGCTGATATTGATCTTAACCATGAAGGTAATGTAGCAAAAATCCTTCATGCTTGCTTTGACCATTTACCCAATACTCAAGATATTATTCAAGGTGACTTTATAGGATTTCGTGGAGATCATACCTATCAACCCAATACCCTTGTATATTCCTTTCCTGAAGTGATAGAGGAAGATATTATTATTGCCCCTCATACTGTGTATGATGCCCCTACAGGGGTGCTTAAGGAGGCGATTGCAAGTGGATTAGATTATAAATTAGAATCATTTAGTGAAGTATTGTTTATTCAACCTGATATAGATTTCTATATTACACCTAAACTTATTCAGAAATGTAATTTTGCTAGGCAAATGGCACAACTTGTTACATTTGTTAGTATTAAGGAGGCAAGAGAACTTAAGAAGAAATTGAACCAATGTATTCGTGAAGGTATCACTACTGGTAATGATAATGGTCTTATTAGTTACTGGAAGTTGGTACAATCTATCAAGCATGACTTTATGGAGTTGTTTACTCACAATGCTGATTTTGCTACTTTCATGTATGATGGTGATACCATACAACAAGTTGATGGTGAGGGTTATGTCATGTGGAACAGTATAGGAACTTATAAATTAGTTGATAGAGAGGTGTTCTCTCATGCAAATTTTAATCAATCACAATTTAGGAGGTCATAATGGAACCAGTAGAACTTACAATCAACCTGACTGAGGCAGTAGAGGATCTACAACTGGGTTTAACTAAGGAACAGGTTGAATATATCGCTAATGATATTAAGCGAGGATGGGATTTCTCTCACATATATGAGGAGATCGAAGTAAAGGTTGAAGAATCTGCTAGGTATGCTAACATAACACTATCCACTTAATTCCCACAATGTCTAAACTTTCTGATAAAACAATCAACAAACTTGCTGATACATTGGTTGAAGATGTAATTGATTACATCATGGAGGATGAGAGATTGTATGACTTCTATCTTGAAGTGATAGGTGATGCAGTATGTCAAAAGTTGGGTAAAAAGAATGATGATGGTACATGTTCATTTGATAGTGGAATATCGGCAGAATTGATTATGGCAATATCAGATAGAATTACATTAACAAGCACCCCTGATGTGGGATATAGAAATACAGGTGCTATTGATGATATACTATCTTTCTTCAAAAGCAAGAGAGAAGAGACAGTTTGATAACTGTCACACACCCCCTTCACAGGGGGTATTTCTTTCCCTATAATAAGAACATCACCAACGGAGTTCCCAATGTCCGATCTTAAGTATTCAAGAGGAACCAAAGAAGTGATGTATTTGGTTACAGACATCTTCTTTGATACCACTATGGGTGGTGAGAGAGAAACTGATGCTGAAGAAGAACGTGACGTAACACAAGATGCCATTGGACTATGGTATGCTATGGATGAAAATCACTTATGTGATAAGATCTCACAAGCATTTGGTTTCCCTATCATTAACATAGACGCTACCACTAACACTTTACATCCACTTACTTCTTACATGTAATGGCAAAACTTACTTCAACTCAACACAACGAAGTCGCTGAACAATTCGCTGAATTAGTTGTTGATGGCATGGACATGAAAACACTTGTCCAATATGTTTATGATGATCTCATAGAATATTATGAGAAGTGCGATCAAGAAGAATTGAGAGAACAGATTGACAATTATGATGAGGATTTATATGATGAGTTACTTGACAATATAACCCAACAATATCCTAAACAAGTTAATCAATTTGGAAATTGAAAATGCAACCACTTGATCCTAAAATCTATCAGGCATTAAAGGATGCCACTCCAACTGTTAAGTATTACTTTCTTCTTCCCCCCAAAAAACCATGAGAACATTGCATCTAACCAATGCTCAATTTGCTGCCTTATATGATATTTTAGCAGAGACAGTTGAGTACATTGAAGGTGATCTAATTACAACTGAAGATGAGAATGGAAATGAAATAAGAGAAGATATAACTGACTATGAAGCATACCAAATCTTTCAACTAATTAAAAACATTCGGGGGGAAAACTAATGCCATTAATTCACCTAACCAATGATGAGGTCTATCACATGGTTAAACTCTATGACCACTTGAGAGACATTGATATGATTGATGACTTGCATCTTAGAGTCCAAACATCATTTGAAAAGATACAAGAGCAAGAGGTAGATCCAGAGGCACAAAAGGTAGAGCAATGTATCATTGATGGTAATGACTATAAAGATTGTGTTGATCGTATGGTAGCAACCATGAAATCTCCAGTAGAACTTGAAAATGTGACTGATGCGTGGTATGATGAGGAGGGTAATTTAATTCCATGAAACAAACATTGACTGTTGATGAGTACCTACAATTACAGGAGGTATTTCCATTCAAAGATTTACAATTTGACTCAGTTAATTGTTATTTTAACTCAGATTATTATAACAATCCAATGTATTTCAGTCCATTAACCTATGAGGTTGAGCAATGAAATTTACTGAAGATCAAAGAAACCTAATCATTTGGTGCTTAGAACAAATGTGGTTAGATTTTAATCCACAAGAGGAACAGGATGCCCACAATATCATTGAGTTGGTATCCAAAATGACTGAGGTTGTGCCAGTTAAAGAAGTGGCACATACACACCAGAAAAGAGATCTGGACTCGTTATAATAACAATGTAAGCAATTCACACCATGAACACAACTACAGGACTTACAGAAGACGAGTTGATGGATCTTAATTCATTTCTCACTTATGTTGTCACATCTGATGAAGATATGCCTGTTATTGACTTTGAGATGTGTATTGATTACCTAGAGTCACAGGACATTGAAATCAATGATACTGTGATTGACCAAGTTCACAATGCTATTTTCCCCGAAAAATGATTAATTCAGACAAAGTAGGTCACACCTTTTGGATAGACCGCAACGGTATTTTTCAATCTGCCCCAACATTCCTAACAGAGTTACCTGATCTTGAGAACTCTTTACCTGTTGCAGATTGGGAGGGTGATGACCTTACCATTGAAGAGTTTACTGAAGTTATTTCAATCTTCCAACGCCTCAGTAGCAGAAGAGCAACTGGAGTGGGTGGTCATGGATTACCTGACCATATAGGATTCTCATCTGTGACAGTATAATAAGTGGCACATTGGGACTGTTATCAGTCCCTTCAACCATTATAATAAGTACATCACCAACGGAGTTCCCCAATGAGATACTCAGTCCATTGCCCATCAGCACCTTATGAAAACTCATCATTTGTATCACTTGACGATTGTTGGGGTTTATGCCTTGATCTTTCTCAAGAGTATGGTTACGCTGAAGTACGCTACGGTAATTGCCTAATGGGTTCCTACACTAATGGTGGGTATGCCCTCACTAATGGAGGACAGTAAAATGAAACAGTTTGTATCCTCAATCGACCAAGTAGTAATTGATTACTATGTTGAAGATGGTCAACTATCATACAGGACTGAAGGAACTGAAGATTTTCAGGACTTCACACCTTACGATAGAGCATATAGTAAAGCAGAGAATCTTGAGTTAATGAGTTTACTGTATGCCACTTATTAAACTGGCACAATGGGGATAGGCAACTATCCCTTCAACCCTTATAATAGGTACATCACCAACGGAGTTCCCCAATGCACAGTTCAATCGAAGATTTCATTGATTACATCTACTCATTCTACAATGTAGTTGATGGTCTTTATCCTGTATATGGATGCACTAAGAGTAAAATCAAGGATGCAATTCACGAATACTGGAGACAGATAGAAAAGTATCCAACTGTGTTAACTTGGGGTTATGGTGACAGTTTAGATCGTGAGAGAGTAAGAGACATCATGTTCGACCTTTATCCAGCAATCTCCTACAAAAAATGAAAGTTTTTGATGAAATAGACCTGTTAGTTCAGGTCTATGAAAACTACCTCACAGAACAGGGACTACCCTATGTCTCTGCTGATGAGCAAAACAAATCCGAACTTACCTCTGAACAGGTAACATGGATTGAATCCTTTGAAACCCTATGGGACTTAGCAACATGAACACCCCTTCTAATCAAATCTTTGCTGACATTGACTTCTTAGTTGATGAAATGGCAATGGACGCTAATCAATGTGATGAGATTTTACATGCCTGTGATGAACTGGGAGGCATTAGTGCAGAGTATTTTTGCGAAGAGTTTATCTTTTGCCCTGAAGATGCAACCCCTGAAGATATTGGTCAATGGCATAATCACGATTACCTAAACATATCATATTTCAATTACTTACATGGGTGGCAATAATGAGCAATACCAGATTAATATGTGCATTAACTGAAGGTGAAATTAGCACAATACTACATCACCTTCAGATAGTAGCACATAGACAAGGCACTACTGATGAAATTGAACGCATTTTTGAAGAACTTGAAGGTGCAGTTGATGGACATTATGAAGTGCTTGAAACCTTTATTCCCAATTTCCACGATTAATTATGATTACATTAAATGAAGGTACAAAAACTAACATTACAGGTGATTTATCATTAAAGGATGGTATTTACGACTTAAAACTATGGGAAACTAACCACCAAGTGAGAGTTATTCAAACAACAGAACTTGATGGTTATGTTAATCAATTAGCAGATAGATTAGAGGAAGATCATAAAGAATATAATATAAAACATTATAATAAAAATATATCAATCTTTGGTGAGGAAAGATCATTTGGTAAAGGTGCAAAGAAGCATTTAGATGAGATAGAGAATGGTACTTGGGAACCTCATACGAAGTTTGTTGTTACTAAAGGTAGAAAGTATTTCAGGATAACTGAATATAAGAAAGGATCATCATATTGTAGAGGTGAGAATGAATATAGGTTAGCGGATGTGAACTGCTTTGTTGATATTAAAACTGGAGATGTTTACAAATCATTATCATATTCTTCTAAAGCACCATATACTAAGTATGCAAAATATAACTTATTAGATGCAGATAGTAGAGAAGAATGTTTATCAAAAGCAGATTGGATGGGAGGTCACTTATATTTGGAAGAGAATAGTGACTATGAGAAGTATTGGTTAACTGAAGAGTTAACTAAGAAGTACATTGGTTAAAGGAGGATTTTATTATGTCACACCCTTGTAATGATGAACTTAAAGAGCAACTCTATGAACAGGTATTGGATGAGTTTCCTAATCTGAGTGAATATGAATGTTTAAAGATAGCAACCTATCGCTATGAGGATCATGCCAACTCTGAAACTTGACTCATTAAGTAGGGTAATTGGATCATTTTTGATCGTTATATCCTATTTCATTGTATTACATGTTAGCACTACAATAGGTGCAGCAATGTATTTGGTTAGCAACTTCTTAAGTATTCCATATTTCATAAGAACAAAAGGATGGGATGTAGTGGTTATGCTATCATTTTTAATTATAATTGGCATTGCTAAGTTAGCATAGTGACAAATAAGAATAAAAGTGTTATAATTAGTGTTATCACCAGCACTTAGTCCAATGAAACAAGTTACATTTACGTCAGATGAATTTGATTTAGTTTTTAATCTTTTGCAGGATCATTTAGAAGAAATTTGTGAAGATCAATTCTTACATAAAGAGAATCACGATCAAGCACTCATTCAAGAGCAATTAACAGTTGATGCCTTAAGGTCAATGAAGTTGTATGATACTGATGTGGAGGCAATGGAGGCATATAGTGGTGGTGCAGGGTTAACAGCGTGACAGATGAAGAAATAGAGGAATTTATCAAAACCTTCAAATCCTTTATGGAACACGCATCCGTAGAGGAATTGGCATATATTAAAAGAGAGACAACTCGCAAGTGCAATGAAACCTATTATAAACGTAGGGCAAAAGAAATGCAAGTTGATTATGATTATTATATGAAGGAGTTTGTTTTATGAAAATGAATGATGCCACTAAGTTAAACTTTGCATTGGAACATATTGCTCATTTAGAGGATTATATCAATGAGGAGTGGCATCCTGAACTTATGCACAAGTTAAAGATGATTAAACAGACGTTAGAGGAACACCATCAAACTTTACAATCTAAAGGAAGAGTGGTATTATAGATAAATGAAATATTTGTATATTATTGATTATTGGGTTCCTTTTCCTCAATCCGAATATGGTGGAGTAGTCAATCTTATTGCTAAGGATGATTCTGAAGCATTTGAACTACTTGTTGCGGAGGAGGGATTTAATCAGGACTTTATTGAATTAATCATGCCGAATGTAATCAAGGCACAAAAACTGCAATTAGCAGAAGATTACGACTCAAACATTATAGACGCATTTACAACTTAGGACAATGGTAATTAGACCTGAATTTGATACTAGCGAAAGGAACATGGAACCAATTAGACCCAACGATCCAAATCGTATGGATGAATTGACTCAGAATGATAGAGGTGATGTTCAGAAAGCATACAGAGTAGAAGAATTGACTACCTCTGGATGGGAATTGCTGAATGAGAAGGCACAACAACTACCAAGAGAACAAGCGAAGATATGGTTAGATTGGGGTTTAAATGAAGGTATATCTCCACAATCATTAAGAGCAATACCTGAGAAACCAGTAAGAGAGAGGGCAGCAGAACTATTAGAAAAACCTAAGAGACAGGTAGACGTTACAGGTGATAACGTCACAATCAATGTAAGTAAGGGAACAAACGTCACCATTAATGAGACATAATGTATGAACCACAGGTAGATGACTATGTTATTTGGGATCGACCAAGTGGAGACATAGAAGAAGGGTGGGTTTACTTTAAGGGTGATCCTGTTGATAATCAAAAGAGAATAAAGGATGGATGGCAACCAGTTAGTAGATATATTACTATTGAAACGTCTATCAAACCAAAAGTGAATTGTGTTTATACAAGTGGTAAACCAATGAAGCATAGGTATATTCATACTTTGTTGTTATGCAATGAGGATTGTTGGTGTCAATTAAAGTATGTGAAGAATAGGAGAACAAGAGAGATCGAACATTACTCACAATATGATGACATTAGTGGTAATGAAGATAAGAATTTATATGCAGGGTATAAGGCACAAGAGAATCGTTATTCTGATGTTCAATGAAACGCTATGTGATTAACTTAAAGAATCGACCAGATCGACTTAAGTTATTTGAAGAGACAAACCCCAGTATAACCTATGAGACATCTTATGGTGTCAATGGTAAGGAACTGACATATCCTGACTTAGTACAAAGGGGATTTGATACAAATAAAGATTGGATTGATCCAATACTGAATACACACCTTACTCATGGTGAAGTAGGGTGTTTTTTATCGCATTATAATTTGTGGCAAAGGTGTATCTCATCCAATGAACCTTTTATAATATACGAAGATGATGCCATTATAGGAGAGAAATACGATGAAGATCATATTACTACACTTTTAGAGACATATAATTTCATTTACCTTGGATGGAAGGAGATGGGAGAGAGTACGTCTATTGATGATGTAGTCGTTGTACCTGAGTATCCCTACTGGACGTTGGCGTATGTAGTAACACCTGAAGCAGCGAAGTTATTATGCAATCATGCCGCAAGAAAGAATATTATTCCAGTTGATGAATACCTACCAACCCGATTAAAAGATTTAAAACCATGTGCATACATTGACCAACCTATTACATCTCAAGGTAGGAGTCGTGTAGGTAGTGATGTAACGACCAATAGTAGATATGATTACTTTGTTGACTTTGATACTCATCATATCACAGTAGGGACGGATGAGAAGAAGTGTGAGCGTTTGTATCAATCGGCAGGGTATAGCAATCATAAGGTAGTTAACTTAGGTACTGGAAGAAAGTGGGAGGGAGGCGATATGAATAAACAGGGAGGAGGTCAGAAAGTTAATCAGTTAAGAGAGTATATCAGTATGCTCCCAGATCACGATGTTGTTTTTTTCTCAGATGCTTATGATGTATTCTTAGGTATTACAAGTACAATGTTTCCTCTACATGAGATAACAAGAAGATACTTAGAGTTTAAACATAGTATTATATTCAGTTCCGAGCGATTCTGCTGGCCAGACGAGGAGCTAGCGACTGAAATTATAAAGAGAAATAAGACCCTAACCCCTTACGCTGACACCGATTCTCAGTATTTGAATAGTGGGTTATTCATTGGTCGGGTATCAGAACTTAAGCGGTTACTGAGTGAACCTTTACATGACGATGAAGATGACCAATTATATTATCAAATGCAATACTTACGAGGGCATTATGATATTGTTTTAGATTTAGAGAGTTATATTTTTCAATCGTATGATCCTTGTGTGGTTATAAAGAATGGGCAATTATATAATCCAAAGACAAAATGTTTTAACTGTGTGTTTCATGGTAATGGAGGAGAGAAAGCGAAGGAGTTATATGAATCGCTATATGTAGAACTGTATGGTAAAAGTCCGATAGTTTATATACCAACGTATGACTATGAGAAGATCAGCGATGATATGATAGTCATAGATTTTATGTCTCCTTATATGTGTGATAAGTTGATAGACATGGCAGACAAGTATGGTAGTTGGAAGAGTGAAACCTACGATAAAGTGCCAGGTCAAGAACTACGTCTACGAAAGTTAGATTTGTTTGAAGCATTAGAAAAGCATTGGATGAATAGTGTGTATTCGTTAGTGTATGACTACTGGAAACCATGTCACATGTATGGGTTGAGAGATGCCTTTATTATACGGTATGCAACTGATACTCAGAAGAGTTTGCCATTACATAATGATGCAAGTTTAGTGACTGGTAGTATCAAGTTAAATGAGGGGTATAAAGGGGGTGAACTACTGTTCCCTAGACAAGGTGTTTCTAATAGCGATATAGAGGTAGGTAAGTGCATATTATTTCCTGGACAATGCACTCATGGACACCTTTCTACAGAGATAACAGAGGGTGTCAAATACTCTCTTACGATATGGTCTAAGAGATATGATGGGGATAACTGATTCTATGTGATTTGGTAGTGATTGATACAGTTT